CCCCCGCAAATAATCTTATCACGCACGCCCCGGTGGTGCTAATCACCAGGTAATCTGGTGTGAAAAGTTCATAGTGATAAGTACTAGTATAAGGCCCAGCGCCATCTGTATCAAGGATGGCAGTTTGTATGATGTCCTTAGGAACGAAGCCCATGCGGTGGTAGATCCGTTGCTCTGAGACAGGGCCATCATATGTCACAGAAAAGAACTGGAAGTTAGACCTCAGAAACGGCGCCGCTAAGCTTGCCTCATACAAATACTGCAGCGCTTCACGAGTAATGGGGTCTTCGATTCCCTCAAAGTTAGGACGACGAAGGGCTAGATTGATTTGTGCCATCTATGTCCCCACGTCGCCACGGTACGGCTCTTGAGATGGGCCGATAGTCTCAAAGAAAACACCATACTCTACAAGGTAAAAGAATTGGTTGTATGGAAAGCCCTGTAGTCTAAATGGTAATTCTGATCCAGCGGTAACCACGCCCTCGCCATCAAGTATGGTAATAACTGTGTCACTTACCCGTTCAATGATGGGAAAATTCTGAACGTAATCATCATCGGCAAATGTTATGAAGTTATTTTCAATGTCGGTGTTCCATGAGTTATTTGTATCATCTAGCGTTAAGGTGCGCCTGCCGTCTGCGCCGACTGCCCCGAGTGTTACAGTTCCAAGACCGTCAGAATTAAAGCGTATGATCGATGCATTCGTGAAATGAAACTGCTTGTACTCACACCTGAGACTTGCCTTAGGGCATCTACGCTTCACGTCAAAAATCTGCTGCCTACGACGCCAAAGACGGGGGTCACCATAACTAACAAGTGGCGTGCCCCAAGGATACATGTCGTAATTCACCATCTGCTTCATCTCTTGCAAATAGTTATTTTCGTCGTTCTCGCTGTATGGAGTAACGGCAAAAACGCTCGCTTCAGTAGTTCTAGCTCTGGACTTTAAAACAAATCCATGAACCCATTTTCTATAAGAAGTGCTACCAAGGCTAGAAACAACGCCTGAAAAGTAATGGTTAATCGCTAGTTGCTTTCTAACAATAGGGTCAGTGCTAGCGTTGTCCTGAGGTTCCACAATGACGTCACTGACGACAGACTCATCAAAGGTAAGCAGGGTACCAGTGTAATTCCAGAAGACCACAGTTTTTTCACCAGAAATAGCCGCAGCATTGATAAAGAAGTTCTTATAGTATCTGGCATCCGGCACGTTGGTGAGTAGCTCATAACTGCCTACCACCGGAACAAAATCTAGTGTTATTTGTGTGCCAGAATCAACCGACACCACCCGGCCTTGGTAATAATTTGTAAATGGTGTAGCTGCATTGTTACCGTAAACTAAATCACTAGCTTCAATACCAACTGTTGATCCGAGTGTCTGAACCTTGGTGGTGGTGGTAGTGCTGATAGTAATAGCAGGCCCTGGACCATAGTACCCAGAGCTCCACGTAGTGAACTTTCTGGTATCTTTTTCCATGCAGTAAACTTGGTTGTTCTCATACCCTAGAACCGTTGAAACAAAGTCAACAAAAGCCATCTGGCCAGGGGCGCTAGAATCCCGAACGAACCATAGAACCCTGTTTCGAGTAACGTCATGAACTCCGCTTAGGTTTTCTTTGTCGTACTGGGTCGTGATTAGCTCTCTATAGGATTCTTCAAAATCCATATTTGATAAGGGGTATACCTTATAACCATCTGTGAAATAAAAGCCATCGTTACCAGCAAAGTACAGCCCATTCTCGGTTTGGGTTATCGACGCATTGCCAACAGCTCCCACGCCGTCAGAGATCTTGCGTCTAACCATTCCACCACGACCAAAGTCGTCAAACGTGCCATCAAGCCGGTATACAGAGTTAGCACCAAAAACAATTGGGATGGAGTTAACCGATGATAGCCCTGTGATGTCTTCATCAATATCAACAAAAAAAGATCCAGGGACCGAATCACCATCGCCACCCTTTGACTGCCAAACACGGTTAGTTTTTAACTCACCATCTTCACCAGTCAGGGGTGATACCTCATAGCCATTAGCCCAGAAAACAAAGTTATCTGTACCATGGACATATCTTGTTTTGGGTGCACGATCATTAGCCAGTACACCACCATCAGTATACAGAACAGCGTTGTTGTCCAAGGCCTCATCTGAAACAGTGTCAGCAAATGAGGTGGTGCCAGTGGTTACTTCACCAACATAATATAGGGTGGTGCCAGCATTCCGCGTGCGATAGATCTCTACCTTGAGCTCCCCCGCCGGATATTTGTATTGTTTGAACTCATTGTATGTGCCGGTGAGGGATAACAGATCTGGTATGGAACCAACGGTTATTCCGGGGCTTGCTCCTGGTGTTGCTGTTCCGATACCTGGGAATTCTACAAAAGTAGGCCGCGATCTGTCGATGTATTCAACGCCGTTAACAGAATAAGTGTATTTATTAACAAGGGCGTAAATGTAATCTGCGCCAGCTCCACCAGTGGCGGTAAAGGTATTGGCGGTTGGTATTAGTCCTGCCACACGCATTTGCACATCACCTGATGCGTCGTTAAAAAGCTTCATTGGGAGCGACCTGCACTGTGCAAGGCGATTATGAGTAAAGAATGTGTGGTTGTTCCATTTGGCAAAAGATATCTTTGCATCTCTTGCCAAGGCGTCAACCGGAAGGCAGTCAAATGGATCTACGTTATATTGGTTTGAAACAAGGTTCGCCCATGCTGTGCCATTAAAGTATTCAGTGGTCGATGCTGATGCAACAAATTCAACCAAGTCTCGATCTACGCCACTCTCAATGTATGTCATGCCGTTTTGCCTTGGAGAGTTACTAGCAACCCTGGGCTGACTTAACTTTTGTGAGTCAGGGTAGCGATAGTTAACACCGGGACGTGATTCAAGCTTGAGGTACTGATTGGCAATAAAGTTATCCGCAGTTTCAAATTGGTTGTCTGCAGCATCTATGGGGTAATCTGTTTTACCGCCCGTGAAGTCGGCGTAGGTTTTTACTGGCATTTAGTCCCTCACTCTTAATTCTATGAGTCTAAGCCGTTCATTGATTTTATCAAGCTTGTCGTCAATTCTGGCCATTGTGTCATTGTTTATGAGAAGCATCCTATCAGCCACCTCATCCGCAAGATGAGACCGGACGTCTAACAGTTCATCTCTGTTAGTAAGGCTAAGGGCTTTTGCTTCATGCGCTGTCTCGTGAGTGAATCGGATGAATACAGCCGCAGATATTACGGCACCTATAATCACATGCGCAACTCTCATAAATCACCCCTTTTAATTTTCTTTGATGATCGTAAAAAAGTTTTCTGTTGATTGTGCCGACAAGGCAATTGTTGTGGATGAAAACGCTTTAATTGTAAGAACGTTCCCTGCGGTAAAGTTAGCTGTTACGGCACCATGGGTAGTGTACGAAGTAGTATTACCATTTCCATTAGTCCTGTACCCCTGAGTATGTGCAGCTCCACCTACCTCAAGACGACTCACAACGCGCTCACTTGTTGTCAGGGTTCCAGCTGCAGTTTGAAGACCCCAGCATACAGTGTAATATCCCGTTTGAGGAATGGTATAAGCTGACACAGACCAGCCGCTATTGGTATCATTGATTGCTGTAAATGGAATCGTAGTGCCGCCAGCGATCACACTTGTGGCTGCAGAGTTAGTGCCTCGAAACGCAATCACAGTTCCCACGGCAAGCGTTGTCCATGCGCCACCAACATAAACCTCAAATGCCGTAAGGTCTGAGTTGCCCCTGATCATCCCGTTGGCTGGAGATCCATGTCTTTGTGCGGTCGTACCGTATGGAACCTGTATGGCACCAGTGCCAGAAATAATTGGATCAGACGGTATAGAGATTGTGGGGTTGCCAGCAACGCCACTGCCATTTGATACAGTGATTTGGTTCGCGGTGCCAGTTATGGTTCGCTCAGCAACAGTGCCAGCGGCAGTGTGCGCAATGAGTCCAGTGCCGCTTAAGGCAGCGATGGCGGTTAACTCAGCATCAAGAGGCTGAGTGTTTGTAAATTGAGTTTGAATAGCAGACGTAACGCCTGACACATACCCAAGCTCTATTGAGGTAACAGTAGAAGGTTCAATTTCACCGCTCACAGAAGACTGCAGTGCCTTAGAGGCCGTAAGGGCAGCAAGTTTAGATACGGCAATAGCAGCAGACGGATTTACATCCGCATTCACAACGCCGCCTGTAAGGTTAAGTTTGGAGTAAACAATTGCAGCAGCCGCATCAATCTTAGCGTTCGCAATGGCGCCATTGAGTATAGCGTCAGCCCCAACTGCGCCACTGGCAAGCTTTGCGGCGGTGACGGCAGCACCCTGGATTTTGTTTGTAGATACCGAGTTGTCCGCTAGCTTTGCTGCAGTAACAGAGTCATCAGCCAGTGCGGTGGTGCCAATGGCGACACCTTTCCCTGACGTATGGTCATGGTCATCAATAGCGTTAAAAGAATTTGTAATCTTATCTACATAATCAACATCGTTGATTGCTGGTGGATTGATCCCGTTAATGTTTGCCATTTTTTTGACTCTCCTCGTAAGCCTTACGAAGCTCACGTATCCATTTTTTAACTTCCGCCCAATCAGCGTTGGACATCCATACGCCCTTGTTTAGATCGCCGGTTGTTTCAATTCTAATGAATTTGGCCTTTGCGGAAGCCTTGACGTTGCCATCGTCCGTATAGTCGGTCGATAGGTTATAACATTTTAAATGCCTGCCGGGAGCGTTAACAACGCATAGATTTGCGTTCGGCTTGGCGATAGTGGCGCAAGCGCCTAAGAGCAAAACACTAAACGCCAGATAACGTGTCATCTGCAGCCTCATCTATTTCTTCAGACGTTTGAGCTTCGCCCATTTTCTGAGCAGCTTCATCGGCAGTCTTATCTGATTTTTTTTTATCTTCTTTTTTCGCCCAATACTTAGAACCCCAAGCTATGAGCTTACCAAAGAGCGAGAATATAATACTTTGAGCTAATGAAACTAAAAATCCCATACCCCCGCCCCTTCTTCTTAGAGTTCTTTGATTTCTTTAACAATGAAGTCAACTGCTGCGTCGCCGATATCAGGCAATGCTGCTTTTAATTTCTCTGCAATTGGCTCAAGTACTTGCAAAAGCAACTCTTTAACTGGAGTCTCTACAACAAGTTTGCCATCAACAATCTTCACGTCTACATATTTAGTATCTACTAATTCCATATAAATCCCCTATCCCTCTATAGTTTTCTTCAGTGCCTCAATTTTTGATTCAAGCGCTGCTTGGTCTTCTTTAAGTGCTGCCTTTAATTCTGCACAATCTTTTAACGATTTTTCAAGTTCCGCTGTTTTCAGTGCAACATGCTTTTCAAAAGCAGCCACCTTCTCCTCAAGGGCTTTCTCAGCCTGAAGAACAAGGTGGCTTTGTTTTTTAATGGCAGCAGATTCAGCTGCACTAACAACTGCCGCAGCCTCAAGGGCTACCTCGTCTACCTGCAGCGCTTCTTCGCGAACAACGAGGGCTGCCTTTAATGCGTCGCACTCTTTAATCTTGACTTCTGCAGCTGCTTTGGCCTCTTCAGCCTCACCAGCTCTTGCAAAAGATGATTCCTTTTCTTCAATAAGTTTATCAAAGAATTTCGCCTTTTCTTCAGCGTTCTGGACCAACTTTAAAAGCTCGTTCATCTGCCTTAGTGTATTAATATTTAGATCCATATTATTCGGATTCCTTTTCTTCTTTAACTAACTTTTTAATAATATCAGATAAACGCTGATAAGCTTCTTTCCACTTGTCATGTGCAACATTGGGAAGCGGTGCCTGCGCAGCGCATTGAGCTAAAATGTTTAAATCTTGTTCTATTTTATTCATTTTTATTATCCTGTTGCGCATTAAACTCATCGTCAATAGCAGCGAGCAAAAAGTACATCGCCTTTGCCATGTTTGAAGACGCATCCTGAGCCTTGGTCATAATGCCCTCAATGTTTAGGGTCTGAATGTCAGCCTCAGAAACCTCACCAAAATCATTATATGGTAGAAGCAAAACACATGCACTAGCCTCCTCACCAGGACGGGGGGCTGTTATCTGGATGCTACATGACCACAGCTTATCAAAGGACTTAGCGGTTATTTCAATAGTGCTCTTTGGTTTGATCGGCATATGATTCCTTTACGCTGGTTCAAATATGGTCCAGGCAACTGTTGATGTATCAGCTACGTTGCCAGATAAAATGGTAAATGATGTTCCGGCAGTTCTTGCACTAACCGCATAACCCACGGGAACGGTGATAGTGCCAAGGGCCTGCGCAGTTAACTGGATTCGCGAACTAGCTGTCACCTTAGTCGTAGACACTACTGCTGTACCTGCCACTAAAGTTGTAACACCCATGGTGGCATTAGAACCCTCTTTAATATAAAGCCCCTTGCCAACAACATTGGCCTTGATATCAGTATCAAAAAGCGCCACTCCGCCAGAGTTTCTTAAGCCCACGTTCGCCAACACGGTGTCTATTGCTACTGTATTGGCAGGTTGAACGATTGGTGTAACGTTCCAGAAGCCCAGCTTCTGGTTAGTGGCAGTTGCTATGTTAGAGCCAGATGAAGTGCCGAAAACGATATGCTGGCTACCGCCGTCGCCTAAGATAAAGTTACCGACCGTTGTAGTCTGACCAAGGTATAGCGGCGTTAAAGTACCTGACGCTGAGTTGAACTGTAAGTTAGTTGAGTCCGAGAGGCGACCATTGGTAGTGGTAAAAGGAACGCGGCCACTAGTGAGGGCGATATCATTTAAGGTAAACTCTTTTCGCGCAGTGCCAGTGGTAATAGTAGTATAAAATTTGTCAGTTAAGAATTCTTGCGCGCCAGCCTCTGGCGTCGTCATTAAAGATCCAGAAACCATCTTTAGAGGAGCGCTTGCAGCAGTGGTGGTGCCTGCGCCAAGCATGAGCTTAGCCGTCGGAGCTGAGGCGGTACCGATTGAAAACTTACCCGCGCTATTCACTAAAGATAGGGTCGTGTTAGATGAGTTTATCCAGCGAGCTAAGTCGCCAGACTGTGATGTCGCGCCAACAAAACGTGAAACCACGTTGGCAGCGCTAGTAGATACGGCATTAAGATGAGCAACGTTGTTGCCACCTTGAGCAGATCCGACTGTTAATCGCGTATTGTTAAAGTCATAGTTAAAATTGGTATTAGACCCAAAGGCTGTCGCCGCAGTACCGAATGGAATGAGGTATTGGCTAAGGCCCGTTATTCGTGACATGGAATAATAATTGGCGCCGCCAGTTACAAATAACCCTAAAGCCTCAAGGCCGGTTAACGCATCACTTGCCGTCCTTTGGGTAACAGTTCCAGTGTTGAAGAATGATAGCTCACTACCGCTCTGATTCCAGCTGAAAACAGGTACGTTAGAATCACCTAAGAGTTGCGACGTAGAAAGGCCTATCGAAACCCGCGTCTCATTGTTAATGGCTGACCACGTTCCATTTCCCCAGTCTATGGCAGGGATATAGCTCCCCCCTGGGTAGATCAGAACAGCAGTCCCGAAATCAATAATCTGCTCACCGCTGTTGTTGGCCAAATAACGACCACTCTCCCCCCATGAGATGGAAAGTAGACCACTGGCATCAAACATCTTTCGAGCCGACGATGTACCATTTGTGAAGTTAATCGCAACGACATCATTTTGGTCTCGTAATTCACGAGTACCTGAATCCAGGAAAAGCCACGGGACATCATCATGAAGACCTGTGATTGTGACTCCACTGCTTATTGCGTCTGTATTACCAAAATATAGATTGAGGGCGGCACCTATGAGGTTGCCGTTTAAATCCCACTTGTCGTCTAATGCAGCCTGAAGATCTGTTTGATCGGATAAGGTACCTGTGATCGAGCCCCAGGTACCTCCCCCACCTCCAGGTGTTGTGCCTCCAAGTACAAAAAGAGACATTTAAACTCCTGTTGGTTCTGCGTAAGACACACGGGCCTTTTGCGCTGCAGCTCCAGAAACAATGTAAATGTTGGTCAAATCCCATTCATGTATGAGGCCGGGCGTACCAAAGTCGTTAAGCGAAATTGATTGCCCAGCCGCAAGTGAAATACCGTTTGCAGTCGTTACACTAGAATCACCAACATATAGGACGTTAGTATTTGTAGTGTCAGCTTGGATGATAACACCAAGTTTTAGCGACCCAGCCACAGTGGACTGAATCTGAACTGGCGACGTCCCAACTGTTACCGCAATGCTTTTAGGCTTATATGCTGTTGGCATGATTAGTTACCTGGTACTTTCAAAACCTGAACGATAATTACAGCGCCAGCTCCTGGATCAGCAGACCAAACGCCTGTAAGCGCGTTCGCGGCCTGAGTGCTAAAACCAAGTAGTGGCAAGTTGTTTGCGCCCTTAGTTTTTTGAGAAACTGAAAGGATCACGTCGGTTGCCGCAAGGCCCGTAAGAACCATAGCTTCTGTCGCTGCTCCGCCAGCTCCAGCAGAGCTAGTGTAGACTTGAATATTTAAAGCATCGCCAAGGCCATGCTTTTGTGCCCATCCAGCTACGCGGTTTAGCGCGTACCGTTGTGCTTCTGTAAGTAATGCCATTTTTATAATCTCCTAAAAAGATAGCGGGAGCCCGTAGGCCCCCGCTGTTAAAACTAGTAGCTGATCGAGTAGATAACACCGTTGCCAGAAGGCTTGGTGACTTCAAGTTCGCCGAACAAAAGAACGTCTACAAGGTAAACGTAGCCAGTGGTCGCACGTGATTCGAAGTAAACTTTTCCATCTGGTGCCTGACGCTTACGGAAAAACCCTTTAGAGCGGAAGGTCATTGACTTCGGATCGATGAAGAAAATGATATCATCCGGCATCTCTTGAGTCGCCACGAAAGTCAGCATTCCTTTGGTAGGAGTACCGATCATAGTTTCCATGTACGCGTACTCAGAAGCTACGGGAGTCTTACCAGGAACAACGTTGAACGCGCCCTTTTGAACTTCGATTTGCTTCATTACAGAACCCCAGTGCTTGAAGCTCATGAGAACTGTGCGCGAACCTTGGCCTCGAGCTTTGGCTTGTACAGCAACGAATGCATCAAAAATCTTATCAAGGATGTTTGTTGCAGTGATGGTCGAACCATCAACGTTGATAGCTTGGAGGTACGGGTACAAGAGTTTCGACACGCCGTGAAGGGTCGCGTCACCACCGTTTGCAGCAGAAAGGAGCGCGCCGCGAAGTGAAGTGAACGAACCAGCAATGGCACCTGGCTGCGAAAGGTACGCAGATTGAGCAACAGTGTAAGCACTGATGTCAGCAGCAGCGCCGCCGCGAGTTGCAGACAAAGTGAGAGCTGAAGTGTTGAGGTTGATAGCGATAACGTAGTAGTTAGCTGCTGCAGTGTTGCCGTCAATCAGAACAACTTTTTGGCCAAGCTCGAAACGGTCAACCTTATCAACAACAAGTACGCCGCCCGCAGTACCATCAACGGTAGCGATAGCAAGCTTAGTGCCGGTAAGTAAGTTGATCGAAGTGTGCATGTCCATAAGGTCCATGAAATCTGGGAGCTCTTCTTCGATAACTTTGAGGAAAGTGTTCTCTGGAACTTTACCTTCTTGGTCGATTAAGTCGCGTTGGTTGAATTTAAGAGTGCCCCAAAGCTCTTTGTAGTCTGAGATAGTGCCGCGGACAAAATCCGCTTCAGCTACGTCAGATGAATCAGTAAGTGATCCAAAAGACAAAGAAGACGCACGAGCTCCTTTGAAAGGGACAATTACTTGGCCACCTTTCCAGCTGTCGTCGCGGTCGATGTTTTTGAGGAGCCAGTTACGTTTAACAAGCTCTTCTTTTAAAAGTTTATTTGGTAGGTACTCGTTCAACATGTCGTTGAATGATCTAGTAGTTGCCATTCTGTAGAATCTCCGATGTGGTTAAATTGTTAATCAGCGTTCATTTGTGCCCGGATTCGCTTAATGTCAGCCATAGAGCTGATACCTTGCTTAGCCGGACTTCCACTGGTGGAACTCACCGACGGAATGGACGCTTTCTTGGTTATAATGTTTTGTTGTGATTGTGGTGCTACGCTTCCAACGCTTGCACTCGCGACAGGTGTTACAAACGCGCCAAATGTCCTTATGACGTGCGAAACAACCTCTGATGGAGTCAAATACCGCCCTTGCTCATTAACCAGGGTTTCGCCCTGTTTACGCACAAACTCGGCAAATGCGCCCTCACCATTTTGGGCATCAAACTTATCTGAAAGAGACTTTACCTCAGGGCGGGCTAGCTCTTGTGTCATCTGACTTTTAGTCATTTCAACAAGCTGCGTAAACACCTGACTGTAGCCAGCTTCACGCTGCTGCAGTTCCGTTTGGTAACGTCTGTCTTTCTCTACGCTTTCGGCATAGATTTTCTTCTTCTCATGATACACCTGTTTTTGCTCTTCAGGCAAATTCTTGAACTGAAGTCTTCGGCGTGCTTCATTATACACCGCTTGATCATCCATCGACTCAAGGACGCGCTCTGGCGTAAACCCAAGGGCGTTGAGCGCCTCTTGATCCCTGCCCTCAGCATACATAGTTTTAATCTCTTCAAGCTTTTCAATCACGGGCGAATACTGCTGCTCCAAAGCCTTGAAATGCTGAACTTCTTGCGTAACTTCAGCCATCCTTGATTTATAACTCTCCACGGCATCAGCACGCTGCAGAGTCTCGTGGATCTTCTTTTCAGACTCAGGATCTTTAATAAAACCCTTCCAAAAATCATCTACCTCACGCTTTTCATCTTTAAATTTGTAGCTAAAATTCGGCACGTACTCTTTGGGAGCATCCGCAAGGACGGCATCAGCTGGCGCCCCATCTGCCGTAGGTGGCGCAGTATCCACCACATGCTCGGCCTGTACTTCTGGTTCTTGTTGCGTGTCTTGTTGTATTTCGTCCATAGAACTCCTAATGGGTGCGACAAATCCCTTTGTTCACACCATGATAAAGCGATTACGGCAGGACTATCCCTGCGGCATCCCCTGGGGGCCAATTCCTTCAAGCATCATCGCAAGCTCATCATCACTACTAATAGGTAGCTCAGATCCCTGCGCTGGAGCACTAGGCAAGTCCCCTTGCCCAGTGCCAAACATTTCAATCATATCTTTTTCAGCGATGGTATCACTCATCCGGCCCTTAAACGCGCCTTGATCAAGTAGCTTCTGGTGTAGCCATTCAAGGCTAGCTGCCGGGAACTCCGCGCGTGTAGTCTTAGCCTGACCCTCAGCCCCAGTGGTGGAGATGTAATAATCTGCCCGTACCATTGCACCGCCATCTGGAATGAATCCACTAGTTGCCCGCACCTCAGCCTCTTTGGCCTCATTCATAAGACCTAAAAGCTGGTCTTTGTAACCCACAAAAAGCTCCTGAATCTGAGGCTCTAAGAACCTAAAATCCGGCTGCTTCATACGAGAATTCACCTTTTTGATGTAATACTCGTAATTATCAATCGGCATCTGCGCCATCTCGCCGCGCTGAAGCATCAAGAGATCATTGGTGGCTGACTCATAATCAAGTGTGAAATCCGAGAACGACTCATCAAGGTTTGCATACGGCATATTCTTAATAAGCTTACCAATGGACTCCTCATTCATCTGAGGCCCCACATACTGAAGCACGTGGTTGATTGAAATCTGGCGGCCAAGCTTAGTCTCAATATCATCTGCCTGCGGCTCAATCTTAATATCCACCAGCATCGAATCATCGTTCTTAAACTCTTCGATGTTAATGCGCTCATTCTGGCCAATGGCCATAATCACGCTGTTATCATCAAGGTAGAACTTGGCCATCTTGAGGTACGTCTGGCACTGACGCTTTAAAAACCCTTCAAAGCGCTTGATATATCGCTTGAACTTCTTCTTCTGCGAAGCAGCACGATATAACAATGTCGTAGGATCAAGCTGCGCCGTAGACGTATCATCTTCGTCAATCTCCGACACACGGTACATCTCTTCAGTTTGGGATATCATATATTCCATGTACTGAGATCCGCTGCGCCCTGGTAAAATAGTAGGCGCAGAACCAGTGACATGCACAGCACGAATCCCTGGGACCTTAGCCCCAGCGCTCATCTTCGCACCGTTTTGAAGGATCAGCTTATCCGCACCAAGAGTGACCTGGTGCTCTGCCATGGCAGAAGCCGTTCTGTTAATCTCAATCTGATAAGGCCTTAGGCGCTCAGTGATTGAAAAACCACGACACCGGGTCTGCAGCGAATCAAACCGCTCACAGTTAATTGGAAAAATACCACCAGGCAGTGCGCCGCTATCAAGTACGTGACCTGAGGCTTGAATAAAAAACTGCCCCTCAGGGTACTCAAGGCATGGCTTAAAGTACCATTCCTTAAGCATCGTCTCACCAGATTCAGATCCGCGATATCCACCAGCAGCGTCAAACACCACCGTCGTGTCATCCTGCGAGTCCGCAATCTTATCCGCGAACTTCGGGAACTGAGCCTGCAAAGTCTTAGTTTTCACCATCTTCTCAATGCAGTACCAAGGGCTCTTCTTTAGATCCTTTACCGCTGCATCGCGGATCACGTTAAAGCCATAAAGACTTTCGATCTTAACAACGCCCTCACGCACGGGCTTTGACTCATCTGGCAGCGGCTGCCCCGTCATCATGTCAACCACAGGCTGACCCATCTCATCTAATTGCGGCTCATACCCCACAACCTTGCCCATCGAGTCATCATACCAAGTCTTGGTCCAAACCTCGCCAATGCCAGTAAAGTCGTCCGCAAGCTCACCAATCAGCTCTTCAAATTCATTCTTATACTTGCCATCTTGCCACACCGCTTCGTGTAGCTCTGCAGATTTTCTAGAGCGAATATCACGCTCGTGCTTTGGCGCAATCGAAACGCCCGGAGCCGCAGACACAACGTGATTGGAATATATATTAACAATCCGGCCAATATGGTTTTTAGTTAAACGAAGGCGCGTTTCTTGCGAGAACTGCTGGGTGGTGCGAATGCGATCCCAAAGCCTTGAGGCTCCAGATTTATTATAATGCTCTCCACCAATCAGCAGGAGTGAGCTTCGCATAAGCGAGAACTCACGCTTATCCGCGTCCTTACCCTTACGGTAAAGATCCTCTAACTTCTTAATCTGCTCCTGGCTGGTTACTTCGCTCTTGTCGTCCGCGTACATCATAGTTGTCATCACCTAGTAGTTGCTGCTCATATAACTCCGGGTCAGAGATAAGGAGCTCATCTAATGTTTGTTGCTTAACGTCGGCTTCATCATCGGCGCTTACTTCCCCATTCGGCGCACTAAAGCCTGGAGAATTCATATTATCATAAGATCCGCTAGATTTAAGCTCATACCCCAAAACTGTCCCGTGATCGGCAAACAGTATCTCCATATCACCAAGTTTAAAACGCACGACCTTAGCCTTAGCGAGCGCTGCCACAAGGGCAGGCAAATCCTTTAGGGTTCCATTAATTGATTCCATTCATCAAGCTCCTCTTCTAATGACTGCTCTTCACTATCCTTACCATCACCCAAAATATACTGACGACGCTGCTCAATTTCAGAGTACATCCTCTCCGCTGGCTTTTTGCGCCTTGCGGCAAGTGAATCGTTCATCATCTCCCAGTTCCAACCGATCTTCGCGATCGCGTACCGACAAGAATCAATGCTGTCATCCTTGGCTTTGGTCTTGTTAGTCTCAACGGCCAGCGACTCAAACTCGTCTGCCATTTTATAACATTCAAGGTATTCGCCACTTGGAACTTCCTTTTCATAATCCTCATTTGGCATCATGAGCACAAATGAGCCAGACTTAAACAGCGTATTAAGAGCACCTTCGCCAATCGCATGGCTCTTCTCTGCGGTTTCAAACGGAAGTCCCGCGTTCTGCGCATACGTTGCAAGATCCTTGGCTGAATAGTCATAGTACCAAGTGCGAACCTCTAGGCCACGGCTCATCTCAACGCATTTAAGTACTACGTCCTCGCTGGTGGTGATCAGATTATCCCCGCGCCAGTGGCGCACTACACAGCCCTTTGTGAAGTCTGGGCTCACCGCCACTATCGTCACAGCAGATGGATGGTTCTTACCGCCTGAGCCGTAATCTGCGCCGCCAATATAGATCCAATCTGCCGGGGGTTTTACGTATGGAACAAAGTGCCGCTCTCTATCGAATGTCTGGTATTTAAGACCTTCATCTTTTACGAATTTGCCAAAGATGCGGCGCTGTACTTCTGCAGGTGATACGCAGGCATCAATCGCTCTTTGGATCTTTTCTTTAGTCCACCTTGTGGGGGTGCCATCTTCAAACTTCATACAGTCATATAGACTTATCTGCCAAACCTTGGCGTGCTTCCACTGTGTGCGGCGTTCTACTACGTCACGCCAGAATGTTTGACCTAGCGTTGCTGTGAAGACGAAGTGGATGTATCCATCTGTTGCTGATACGCGTGTTTGTAATTCTGGTAGAAGGTCGATCCCCACCTCTTCGTCGTTAAACATGGCCCATACGGTCGATCCTTGGAGGGCCTCATTATTTTGTGCGTATGCTTTGAAGTGCAGTGAAATTCCAGACTTCCAGTCTATTCGCTCAATCTGCCGATTGCGATAATAAACTCGATAACCAAATTCAGGGTGATCTTTATCCCCCGGTAAAAGCGGTACCCATTTATCCTCAAACTCTGCCGTCGCCAAAACCCTATCAGGATACAGGTACCAAAACAGTGAAGGCACAGCGCCCTCTGCCATCTGTACCGGCCAGAGTTTTGGCCATAATTCTTTATTCACGCACCACTCAATGCACTTCTTTATATTCACCGTGGAGTTATGGGTTACAACATAATTTAGGCCAGCTACAAAACACTGGTTCGGTGAATCAACACTGATACAGCGCCCATCCTTTGGGCCAATGGGTTCTATGTTACGAATCACGCGCACGTGCTTGTAGCGAATGTCGCCTTCAGACTTCATCCACTGATCAACTTTGTTTTGTGCGAGTGAAAACGGATTCATTCCAGGCGGAAGTTTAATGCGAAGCCTATGCGAGTCTTTGCCCTGCTTACGCTCGCCTTTGTGCGTGTAGAACGCTGTGCGCACTGAATGTTTAACGGTGCCGCCAAGGGAGAACACCAATTGATCGACGCCATCCGCCAGTTCTTTACTTGCAGTGCTGTATTCGACGTTCGTTCTTGATGTCGTGCCATCTGTATCTAGTAAGGATCGAAGCAGTGCAAGGCGCTGCTCTACTGAACCAAGTAAATATTCTTTCGGAATAAATTTTGTATGGGAATAGGTTCCTAAAAGTCCCAGCGCCCTTAATTGTGGGTACAAGAGCGTGCCACGTATATTTACAGTGTAACATTTTTTACCACTGCGCCCCCACGCTGACTTTGCGCCATAATTTTGCACAAATCTTTCGCTGATTTTATCATCTGGAGTGCATAGGCTAATGGAATTTGTGACACCAGTTATACAACCATCGCCAAGCAAGACGCCAAGGTCGTATGGATCTATCGGCAGTTCTTTTTCTAAAAACTCAATTGGGGCAACATAAGGAACAATATAACGATGAATCGGTCTGTGGGATGCGTCACCGTACTTGCCACTTTTAAACATTGATGCGGTGGTTTGAAGAATCCAATCCTTAGGGCCAGACCGAAAGCGCTGATGCTCACCCTTACATCGCCACAAGTGGCTCTGCCCTGCTTCTATGGTGGTGCCGTCATCAAACGTGATGCGATAAAACTCATCCACACCTTCAAACGGTATACCCGTTACGTTGCACGGCTTACCGTCGTCGCCGATGACTTGATCGCCCACCACTAAATCGCCTATTGCCTTCGGCCCATTTGGTGTTATGATAAGTTCGCTGCGGCGCAGCATTTTGCCTATCTGGTTTGCCGCAGTAAGGCATTGAACTTTATCAGTAATATTATCAAAATACTCCCTACTCCAAGGGTAATGCTTCTGCGCATACCGGTGCGGCAGAGCAACCTTCAGCCGCTCTTGATTCTCAAGCTGTTCAAGCTTTTGCAGCTTCAAGGCATAAAGCTCGCGCTCTACCTCATTCAAATTCGCTGGTATCTGTTTTAACTTGCTCAATGCGCTTACCCTCTAGCTGTTTAATTTTCGCATCTAAATCATCCAAAGGATTCGCGCTTAGCACCTGCCCCTCAATCTCTTTAATCGTGCGACTCTCCGCTGGCGCGCTAATCTCCTTATTAACCGTGCGCTGCACGGCCTTGCCGTGCACCCTATCATCTAGCATCTTGGCGATCTCAATCACCCTATCCACCTGCTCAACATCCATCGTGCCATCAGGCAGCGTAAGCTTAGATGAGACAACCCCTCGGAGCTTAATCATCGACACTTCGAGTGCCTCTGATACGCGAAGGTTATATTCCAAGGGGGGGATCATCAAAAACGCAATGCACTCAGGCTTAGAGGTAATAAATGGATAGAAATACTCAAATCCAATGCCAAGCTTTCTGAGTACTTTTATAAAACTAAACGCGCGGCCCTCTTCTGAGGCCTCTTTGGCCTCAGCCCAGAACTCGGTGCGGATCACCGTTAAATGCGGCGGGATATCGTAGTCACTGAGGAGCTTTGACTCGGAGAGTGCCAAATAGCCGACTCTTTTGGCGTGCAAGTACGCATCCCTCAGATCCTCTGGTAAAAATGGCAATAAAGCTGATACTGAATTCGCACTCATAACCCACACACCTTTAGTACTTGATCCACATACTCATCTAAACACATACTATTTGTATCAATCACCAAATCCCAATCCTTATAATCATCTAAATCCACTTCGCTCTGATGGGTGGTGTCAGTCCGCCATTTCTGCGCGCGAAGCCTTCGAATCCCCTCATCAGCATTAAGTCGTATCTTGTAAACACTAGCACCGCTTGGAAGGTAGAGCTTTAAATGCTCCGCTTCAGATCTAAACCTTAGATCATCCACCACACAAACGGGACTCCAATCAGACTTCAGGCGCACGGCTAGGGACTTAACCCAAACATCAACGCCAAACCTCTTACGGCCCCATTCGGTGCCAAGGTATTGCAAAAGGGTGCCATCGATGACGGTGATAGGCTGGCCCGCTATCCTATGGATCTCATCGTGCATCTCATACAGGGGGGCGGCGAACTTATGCACGCCAGTTAGGTGGTGGCGCTTGGCGATAGCCTTGGCAAGCGTGGACTTACCACTACCCTGTCGCCCGGATATCAATATAACCTTCATACCACCTCAAAAGACACATGGGGCAGCGATGCCCATACGGATGAAAACTGGTTGATGGTGCTTAACTGACGAACAACCCACCCCATGCAAATAAAAATCTACCAAGCCTTTTATTGTTCTGAAAGGGCTCGTAAACTTTAATTAATGACAAAGCCACTTCGCAGGTTCTACGAATTTAAGATAACCGTACTAGACGTAGTGGATTGCTCGGACGAATGCCTACTAGAAGAAGTAGCAGGACTAATGGAGCAGATCTTCGAAGCCGAAGAAATCACCATCGAGCTTGTTGACGCTAGTGATTATCTTGAACAAAAGCCTGAGATGGCTAAGGCTTAGTGTCAACCATCGTTAAAACCCCACATTATTCACCTGAATCGTACCCGATCCTGAGTTGGAATATCCCGCAATGGTGCTATTGATCGCTATGTTGCCGGTGAAGATACAACTATCGGCGCCAGTCTGGGCTTTGAATCCCGTTGCGCACCCAACCGCTGCATTCGCGCTAAACATCACATAGTCGCAATAAGATCTGTAGCCAATGGCGGTTGCGCTTCTCACCGAGTTACCCACGCAAGAACACCTGTTGGCATCCGTCGGAAGTGACGATGGCGTGCCTAGTTGAAACACAATTCCAACAACCGCTGATTGAATATTGTTATGACTTATCTGACACTCTTGTTGATAGACCTGAATGCCTATGTTCACATTTTTAATATTATTGCTAATGACCTGCACTCTATACGCAACGACGTTAATGCCGGTGCATGTGGACTGCGATCCGCCGATGACGTGATTAAACGCAATAAAGGAGTCTTGACCGCCTATGCCGGTGATATCGGATGCCTCGCCATTGCGGGCACGTATGCCGTCGGTGGATGCAACGTCTCCAAACGAATCGCACCAGTTGCCGATGATTCTGCATGGGCCGCGCACATCGATACACGTCTGCCCGCTAAGTGTGATATTTCGACCGGGCCTGCGAATGGTGTTTCCGGATATCTCAATATCGCGGTTCTGATCATCCAGATTTTTGATGTCGATGCCATCCGAGCCGGTGTCCTCTATGAGGCATGAGGTGACTTTGATTTGTCTAAGCGTACCCGCCTGCATCCCGATGCCGTACCCGCCGCTGTCGTGGATATATAAGTCCTCAATGGTAACGTTCGTTGCCTCGGATACGCGTACACCGTGTCCGGCGGAGTTTGCTGCCCTATTGCCATTGATCGAGAAGCTCTTTAGCGTAACGCTATCCGCACTATCGATCCATAGGCAGTGACTGTTGGTGGAATCCGCTACGATGAATCCGCATGATGTCCTTCCACGTCCGATCATTGTTAGACCACCGGGTAGCATGAGGGTTGATGATATGAGGTAGAACCCTTCCAGATAAACAGAGCTGTCCCCTGCATTCTCAAATAGCTCCACCAAGGCCGCCGTATCATCAGTTACGCCATCCCCAATGGCTCCATATGTTTCGGGGGTTAGATGGGTCATTTATTTTCCTTCCATGCTTTAAGGTCTGCGCGGGCTTCTTTCGCATTGTTATTCCTTCTCGCCGCATTCGGCGGTTAGCTTGGCCAGTAAGATGTCGGCGCGATCGCCAAAGTCGTCGAGAATATCAGCCATGTCGTATCCCAAATACAGGCTAAAATCTGCGTAGAATTTCAACGTGTCCACCACTTCCGCGATAGCCTCTTTCCGCCCGGCTTCAAACCCAGCCTTGTATAAATCAAAGGTTTCCTTGATTGAAAAATTCTCAGTCATTTAATCTTCTCCAGTAGGGCTCTTGCGCGTGGAAGCGTGTCTTCTGGTGGACTTGCACCATACGGCCCCTCGAAAAACCACGTGGCAGTCTGCATTAAATCCTCCAACACCGGCACCACTTCCGCAATGGCTTTCTTGTAGCCAGCCTCGAATGCCTTAGACTCAATGTCGTTCATCACTTCTAGAATTCCGGTTTTATGTATGCTTTCTCCGTAAAGAACCTTGCAAGCAATTATGTAGGCGAACGCCGCATGAACCTCGTTTTTGTAAACGCCTAGCCCGATTGTTTTGTGCTCTTGTCGTATTTTGGTTTGGTATTTGTCTCCGCTGGGCACCAGCCAAACGCCTTTGTATTTTGAACTACACCCTAAAAACTTGCCCCTAAAAACATTATGGGCTTGTTCCGTTTTTGTAGCCCACCTGCAATTCGATGGCTCATAATTACCAAGTGGGTTTATACGATCAAGCGTCAAGCCCTTTGGACACTCTCCCATGTCCCCTAAAAAGTTTGCAAACTTATGCCATCTTTCACAAACACTAATTCCACGCGCTCCGTAAAGTTTATATGAACGAGCGTTAGGGTTCAGGCATCTGTACTTCATTGCGCTCCAAATTTTGTATGTAGCAGTTCGCCAGCCGTCACTCCGTTTCTCATGCTCCGCGCCTTTGTCGTTAGTCATTTTACCGACTCCATGAAATCGTCACTAGTAGGCTTTTTTGTTTTTACGGGCAAATTCTTTTCCCAGCTCATTCTTTCACCTCGGCTGTTAGCTTTTTCATAGAGGCCCCATATATTTTAAGCCGCTACCCTCAAGCATTCGCACCCAATCAAACCTATTAAACCAATGTGCGTGTGCTTCCTTTAAAACAACAAGTTCGCCGGATGCGGTGACAAAAACAAAATTACCCATCTACTTCTCCCCCTCTCCACCGAGTAGCGCCCTCACTTTGTATACTCCAACTTAAAGAACGCCTTCGGGCCAATCCTCGGCATCTCCATGGAATACATCCCATTTGCATAGCTAAACGGTATCTCCATTGGTATCCAGCAAATAAGATTTGTCGTCAGTAAAAGCTTTACCCCATTAGCCTCAAATAAATTCGGCGGGCCAGAAAACGACACACCAAACGTCGTCGGCTTTGACGTGTTCATCGTAAGCGTGAAATCATAGTTCGAAGTAACATACGGCAAAATAAACTTAACATCATCGGACTTGGAACTCTCTCCAACATCGTTATACGCCGATACCGCAGCGTTATAATGAACACCGGGAAGCAGGCTCGTGACCTCAACCGTATTCGTCGTGGATGTTCCAACCATGTCTGCATCCGTATACACACCGGGCGTTTGACTAATATACATGCGATACCCCGTCGGCACAGCCGTGCCCACCTTGTGCATATCCCATTTAAACTTTACGTTGGCAGCGTTTGCCGAAAGCGATAATAATAACAATAAGTATTTCATTTGATCCACACAGCACGATACCATCTCGATCCACCCGACTCCCACTCCGCATCCATCACCTGGCGAGAGCCATAGTACGGATTATAAGTAAGCACATACTGCTTACCCTCAACCTCATACGCCCAATACGCCACCACCGAATGACCCGACTGATTCCAATAGTGATAAATAGCAACCGGCTTACCGCTTTTCACAAGTGCGTACACCTCATTAAACGTAGGTGTGCTATCAACAACCGACGTATATCCAAACGCAGGAAGCACCTTCTCAACCGCCACTTCCTTTTGACAAGCACCGCTACCAGTCCACGAACAACAATCGGACCCGTGATACTTACCCGCGATCTCGCATTGTCTAGGGAGCTTTCCCTTTTGGCTAAGGAGCATTCTCGCCGAAGCCGCTCCACACCACAGCGATGTTTCTTGCTTTTGCTCGGTTAACCCGCGTATCGCTCCATCATGGGATGTTGGCAGTGGCCCGCTTGCGCAGGCTACGAAAAACAACAAGATTAAATTCTTCACCTCTCACCCGCCCCATGAAAAAACATCACCGCTACTATAGCCATCCCTACCCACAGAAAAGACCCCCATACCCAAATCACAAGAACCTCCGCTCCACCAAGAAATAAAGCACAACACTCATTGCCGTTATATAACCCAATAAAAACTCACCCAATGTAACCATATAACCCGTTGACAAACCACATGTGTAAAATTAAATCAACAAACAAATGATCACCATTACACAGCTCACCAAGTGGCTAACCACCAATCGCTATAAACACTACCACTTAGCCCAAACACTACGCATCACCCCTGCCGCTATTTCACAGTGGAAGGTACGCGGATCAATACCTGAGAAGTATGAAAATAAACTACGGACTATAATCAAAGGTGAAAAAAAGTTGACAGTACGGGCGCTGAAACGCTAGGCCGCCAATATGGCATCAAGGTTTAGTGAATTCATCTTTCCAAAGATGTGTAATTACGTATTACGCGACTTCGCAAATGGAGATGAAGAAATATCAGAGCACATCGCCGAGGGTCTCTCAGGAAGCAAAATCATATCAGGCGCACACGTATTCTACATAGACATCTGTGGCCAAAGTGCAGAAGACGACTACGCCCATATGGTCAAATCTAAAAAAACTCCTGAAGAACTCTTAGCAGAACTCTCCCTACCATTCCCCATCTGTTACATAGAACAACCAGGCGACAGAGTAATGGTGCTACCGTATCACAACTCGGAAGTCAGAATATGCGCCGCCTTTTTTATAGAAATAGGGCCATCCAAAATCGCCGTCTCGCTTCTGGCAAGTGTTGCTGGCAAAACACAAATGCTATGGGCCACTGTGAACCAAGAAAAACCATTGTGGCACGAGCAATTGTGGACAATCGCTACCGCTTACCTACGAGCCTTCTGCAACACACTCAAAAACAGCACCCAGATAGGGTATGAAACAGTGCACAGGCAAATAAACGCAAAGATTGGGACTCACCACTTTTCACGCAATATCGGAAAAGTAATTCGAATAAAAAACACCCCCAAAGAACACGTCACTCCAATACTAACACGATCAATCACATGGGAGTCATCTTGGTTTGTACGGGGACACTGGCGAAGAAAACAGGGGGGACTGGGGAAAGATAGATCCGGCGAGTACTCAATACCCAACTTCACGTGGGTCAAACACCACGTCAAAGGCAACAAAGACTCCGAGCCAGAAAAGAAGATCTATATCGCCTAACTACAACCTAGCCTCAATCGCCGCCACACAAGCACGCCGTAGATACGGATTAATCTCCCCACGCAGCACTGGCCCATGGTGATCTGTGCGATATCTCAACAAACGAGAAGTAAACTCCAAGGCAAATGTGTGGTTCGTCTTAGTATCAGCAATAAACTGACCACAGGTGGTGATTCCATGAGCCGCCATAATAGCCTTTAGACTATCCGATACAGGCTTAAGGTTACGCGCATTACAGCTAGTCTGAAAGATCCCACTCTCCATCGTCTCAGCTGACGTGTTCGATGCACTCATATCACGCCCCTCATTCCAATCCCATGAACTCTCACGGGCTGCTAGGATAATAAGCGATTCTGCCATCACCGCGCGTCTGTGCTTGATAGACATATATGGTCCAAGCTGGGGCAGCACGCTGTTATAGATATCCATCTTGGAATCATTTTGCTCAAAGTATTCTGGGGATGCTGAATGCACCCACTTAACAATATCCTCAACCACATCGGCCTTCGGATATCCCCTCTGCGGTACGTACTTAAGGCACGCACTCATATCACCTTGCTTTAATACAGGTGGTGATATCGACGCACAACTCTGAAGCCCCAACAACAAGAACGTCACCACCACCAATAGTATCAATAACAACCAGTCCCGTACTTCTACATTCTTCATCTCTAGCCCCCATCATCCCCTACGTACTCTTCAATGCAATATACTCAATCGCAGCCTCTACAAGACACCGCGCATACTCCGCTCGCTTATCCTTCAAGAGAGTGACGTCAGTCACGTTATCTCCAAACAGAGGCTCCACAAGGCAGCTTGTCACCTTCACACTCGACAAATTCTCACCACCACGACCAACCGTGCGATCCTTTAAACCACGATCAGGGCGCTTGAACAGCGCCACCATCCTGCGCTGGCATATACCGGCAAAGAGCTTATTATCCGCTTCACGTGTGTCATAGAGAGTCTCTGTGCCAGAGACTGATCCATTGTACGAGTTAAAGTGCAGCTCTATCACACAGCCCTTATTGCCATATTCAGCCACAATCGTATTCGCCGTTGTTCCAATGGCAGCTGTACTCGATCCATGTTTATTTAATATCGTGCAATTCAGGCCACGCGTCTTTGCGTACGCCGCCATATCGTGCGCCACCAGCGTGTTGTATGGATATTCGTACATAGATAGCGGAGCTGTGCCATATGCGCCTTTATCCGTTCCAACACCGTGGCCAATAATCACCACCAGCACACCACTTGGGGCCTTGGGTTTTCCAAGGGATGCTAGGAATTTATCAATCGCCGGGCAAAATGACATTAGTGGCTCTCCTCTACGGGTGTTCCAATAGGGGGGCAGGCATCGGAGGCGGCAACTGCCGCTTCATCCATATCAAGCATGTCGCCTATCATCGCGAGGATTAGCGCGTGTGGCTCCTGTCGTTCGCAGGCGGCGATCGTCTGGCGGAGGGTGTGCACGAGGATCACCTGCTTTTTGATCAGCTGGGTGGTCTCGGTTTTGAGGGCGGTGTCGTCATCGGAGGTTATGTGGAGTTTTTGGGATTTGGTGGATAGGCGGTTTTTGTAGGTCATATGGGGTTTAATTTAGGTGGTGAAATTTTTTTTTGATAGGGGAATATACTAATATTTTTTTTGTAAGGACCCCACCCCCCCCATCAACATGAATTGTTACGGCTTGGTTGAGCTCATGTGTATTCAATAGGTTAAGGATAGCTATAGTCATGTCGGTCGAAGTCTACTTACACCTCGACTGTGTATGTTGTTGATATCATTATGCTTTATGGATTGGGCAATTGGCTTGGGCTTTTTAGCTTTTCCGGTTTTGGTTTTTTCTTTTTAGCTTTTTGACCCAAAATATTTTCGCGGCGAAATACTCCCGCGTCGAACTTTTAGACATGTGTATATGTTTTTACTGAATCAAATCAACAGTGCGCCCATAAGTTCGACAGTCCTTGTCGAAGTATCATGATGATTTCACGACAATCTAAGTTGGCATAACGATTGCAACGTAATCAGTATGAACAACCCAAACGAACTTAAAGTAGACTTCGCTAAACTGATCTTAACAATCGCTGCAACGCAGCCCAAAGAAGCTCTCATCATGATCAACGATCTCATCAAAGAGAACAAAGAGTTAAAACAAAAACTACAAGATCTTCATGAAACATTAATCCGCCGAGAAGGCTAAGAAAGGTACAATTTAAGTATGAAAACAATCATCATAAGCCTAATAAGCTTAAGCCTTGTATCAGCCTGTGAAGTGAATGTGGACAACTCAACAACCAAAGAAGTAGAGCCCGTGCCATTCGCCCGTGTGATTGAACCCGAGGTATTACCCACTTCTGATCCACTTGAGGCGTTTCTAATGCCTTCTTCATTCAATCCCACAATCAACGCAGCATCGGTAGAACGCAGCGCGATTGATGATCTATCACTCATTAAGCTGTACATCCGTGAAGGTGGGACTGTATCACCATACTCGAATCACGATTGGACGATATACAATGCGTTTATCGAATCGGCTGATGGTAGCCAGATTGAACGAGCTAACGTAATGGTAGGCGTTGGTAATGGCTGGAGTACCACACTTGTTTGCACTAACTACCAATCAAACGACATCTCAGAGCCATGCTCAATGCTTATAAGAAATATGAAATGGATCAACTCTAATACCGCAAGCTACGAGCTATGCCACACCGATGGCCGTGGGTATGTTGCTGAAGAGACTTGCGTAGCTAAATACTCAAACGAATAAGGAATGTGCGAACATGCGAACATCAAAACACACACCTGGCCCATGGGCATACACACTGCAAAAGCGAAATGAATGGGACTTGAGCTCATTAGCAAGCTTCACTTGTGGGTGGGTGCAAAGCAGCACCGATGAAGAAGTCAGAGCCAATGCCGCCTTGATATCAGCCGCACCAGATATGCTTGAAGCACTTGAATTGATAGCTAAACACTTTCAACACCCAGAGCTTCGCAAGGTGACTGGCCAAAATCGAGATGGCACACCGTCGAGTGTCTCCATTGAAATGATAATGAGTACTGTTGAGAAAATAGCTAATGCAATCCGAAAAGCAAAGGGTGATTTATGATTAAGAACTTACATGGCAAGAAAATCACACCCAAACAGTGGGCAGTTCAAATGATCATCTACGACCTTGAGACGATAACTGCATACTATGAAGAGCGATGGCCTTTAGAGATGGACGCCATGACTGAGAAAGAACAGAAAGAAGTGGCTAAACAAATTGATAAACTCCATACCAGGATCATTCGAATGGCCTTAAAGGCTGGTGGTCGCTAATGCGAACATCAAACTACGGCGACAAGTCGGATCTTAAGAAACTAAAGGCAGCGCTCTCGAAAGAGCGTAATCCAATGAACCTGATCCTTGAGCTCATCATCAGGACAGGCTGCCGCCAGATTGAGGCGGTGAACCTGCCAGTGGATGCGATTAACCCCACAAAGGGCGCGGTGCTTATCTTGGCTGCAAAGGGGTCAGCAGACCGCATAGGCTTTGTGAACAAGGCATTTGCAAGGGATCTTAAAGATACGTTTGGCAATGTTGCCAATGTTTATGAGTTCTTTGGTATCCGCAAATACCAGCCAGACTTCGAGAGGCGTCGCATGAGCCTACTAAGAGCCCTAGCAAGACAGTGGGAGATGGTAAGGCTTCATGTGCTTGGATATGAAGTGAAACTCACCTTACACGGCTTAAGAGCAACTGTAGGCATCGTGGCGTACGAGGAACTGGATAATGACATCCTGGCCACGCAAGAGATCCTAGGGCACAAGTCGCTTGAATCCACACATAGGTACGTGGCCATTGCCAGGACATCCAAACTGTCGGGCAGGATTAGGGACCGTATTGGCTAGGTGGTGCCGTAACGGCACCTGAACCGTATCTTCATCAAACATTGTTTAGACGGGCCATTGGCTGCCTGGGTATTCTAAGAGCATGAATAATCAAACAGGTTCCAAGCTAGGTATCATCAAATGGGTAGGTGTGTTCCTTGTGCTCCACATCCTCGCGACAGGCTGTGCATCCACAGTACGCGATCCTTTCGCTAAGGAGTGGGTCGCACCAAAGGTCTACAAAGATCGCCTAGAGAACAAGTATCGTCCTTGGTATGCAGCACTCACTGAGGAACAACGCCTTATGTGGCAAGCCCAATGGACTAGGGAAGCTGAGCTTGGCCTGAAGCAGATGAAGCTTGGGGCTCAGATGATGCAAGGTGGGCCTATTTACTAGGCACCACCAACGTAGTGATAGTACTCAGTTGGAACACCGTCGACATCCCGAACCTCTATCAGCTCATCATCCAAGGCGCGGGCCGTAACAACATGAACAACAGCTGCCTCCATGCAGTCTCTATTCATCGGAATGGTACCAGAACCCTGCTGTACTGGGAACGCCGATAACTTTACCTCAACTGGGACTCCCTTTTGCCTAAGGTAAAAAAGACGTGTTTTGATCGTATCGGTCACCTGAAGATAGCTGGCGTAGTCTATTGTTGCGCCCAAACTGTCTGCAATATTTTTAAACTGTAGAAACTCAATAGCCTTACAAGCGCCAAGGGACGCGTAATGTAAGTGCTCTTTTACAGCATGATCAAAAGCCACATCATCATGCATATCAAAATTACAGTTCTTCAAAAAAAGTAAAAACAGATCTTCATAAGTGATTTTCGTGCTCATAATTCCTAACGCACTAAATCATTACACCGAACTGCGTCAAGGGGTAATTTGCAGCACCAACTTCCGAGCAATTGAGTGAATACTCATTAAATGAATACTCATTATTACTCATTATTTCGGATAAATGAGTATTCGTTAAAACTGACCAAAAAACACCCAAAACCCTACTTAACCTCATGAATTAACTAATAAATACTTATATATATGGAAAATATTTTTATATAAATTCAAGTACTTACACGTGACTCACTGTGACTATCTATCCACAGGTTATCCTCATTTTAACCCCACTTATCCACAGATAAACTCATGCCCCAAATAATGAGTATTCCAAATAATGAGTATTAATGAGTATTAGTCAGTGCTCATCTCCAATATAAGACCCTTTGGCGGATTTCCTCGTTTTCCGGTAACAAGCTTGCCAAAGGTCCAGCCTTCTTGAAACTCGCCATTTTCCACCATTTCCATGATCATTTCTTCAAACTTTTTTGATGATCCGAAAACTGGAAATAGGTTTTTCTTTGTATAAATTTCTCCAGTGTTGACAAACCTGTCGCCTTTTTGTATTGCGCGCTCATACGCCCTTAGTACATCATTTTTCGCATCAACAATCTTACTAATCTCAACTTCACGCTGGCTCTTCGGACCACTAATGGATGACCCGTGAACCTTGTAACAATCCTCATAAAGCGTCAGGTAGCAGCTCATATGGACCTTATAGACTTCAATGGCCCAGAGCATTGTAGATACGTCGATTGTCTCAGTGTTTTGAGAAACACAGTAGATCATACAGAGCTTTAAGATCATCTCGTCCGTCCGGTTGACCATGGCGTCCATAATGGCCCTTCGGTCCTCCTCCACCATTGAAACATCACTGTCCCTATCCTCGATGTATACAAACTCTTCTAGGGCCTCCCTGAAGGTTGCCCACAGCACGATGGCTTCCATGTTTGGTATGATCTCGTCTAATTCGTATCGCTGAGTCCCTTGGTCGATCTCAGGAGCTGGATTTAGGATAAACCTAGCCGCACTGGCCTCAGTGATCTTGGAGTAATCGGGGCGTTTGAATGTGAAAACTTTGGTCGGTGCTCCGTCATCAAACTCGGACTTGAAGGCCTCCGGTATTTGCATTTTGGGCTGCGGCACCACCTGCTGCGCATCTATAAAAGATTTTGAACTGAACCTAGGACGTTCCACTGGATCAATGAACACAATAAAACGCGAGAGGCACCCACTTGTAAAAAGATGGGTCTGCAGGCGTCGCTTGATCATAGATGGGGTGGTGAACCCACAAATGTTGAGACCTGGGTTTACTATGGCTTCTACAGTTAGGTTGTCGTTCTTTGCAATCTCGGTACCGTAAGTGCTGGTGCTTGATGAGTAGAGCTCATTCATCACAGAATCAAAGCCCGCCGTGGCAGAACTAGGCTTTACCACATTGGACCAGAAGCTATCCATCTCATCATAAGAATCAAGTCTACGGCGCATAAAACGCTTACCTAGATTTGTCGGTAGGGCGTTTGTTGAAAGCACCTTTCCAGCGCCTTTGAGGGCGATACCGTTTGGGCCGTTATCCATAAGAAACTTTTCAACAAGATGTTTTGAATGCGTCTTACCTTTACCGGAACCAGCGATAGTCATCAGGTAACAGTTAGGTGCAAGGAGAGACCCCCTGTTGCGAGTTACAATGCGGTTTGTGCCCATTGCACCACATAATGAAAGAGCCGCAGAGAACGGCAGTATAGCCGACTGATTCATCTCGTTTCGAAACTCATTACAGATGTGCTCAATCACACCACCAGGCGGAATAAGGCGCTCAAGGATCTCGGTGGCCTCAGGGTGCTTCCATATGTTTACAAGTTTAATAGTTGAGACCATGCGCTGATCATCAGTCTTTGCTGTTCGCAGGGCCGTTCGCTCGTAGTAGATCCCATCGTTTCTAGCGGGCTTTGCTGGCTCTGGTATCTCGATGTTGAGCTTAATGATCTTCGTGCGGTCAAGCCTTGTGCCCTTCTCGGTGGCGGCTTTAATGGCTTTATTGGCCATAGCTTTTGCTGCAGCTTCGGGCTTGCGGCCTTTAAGCTGTTCATCGTTTTGGAAATAATCACCTTTAATGCGCGAGATTTCGCCAGCCGATGTGAGAAGCAGTTCGCTTGCAATGTGGTCGGTGTCGTATCCATTGCAGGCTAGCGCATAGGCCATATCTCTTAAGTAAACGTGCCGAAAGTATGCTCCGTCGTGAGATGATATTTGCGCATTTGCATATTGAAGCGAGTTGATGCCAGAATGCTTCTTGTCAGAGGACTTCCCAGTCTCTTGTTCCCACCATTTGTTACAAAGGTTTTTGATCGCAATCCATTCTCCAAGGCTCAGGATTGGAAGTTCACTGGCATCACAAAACCCATTGATCCAAAAGTATTCTTTATTGGTGTCAGGATGCACTGATGGCGGAATAACTATTTGAGTGCCGAATGCTTTCATTTCACCCCAAGAACGGTTCTCAGATTTATAATCACATGGATCAATCTCTGGATCAGGGCGATATAAGTAGCATGCACCCTTTTCACCAACTCTTGCTGCAGGTGTGGGCCTAAGGAGTTTTAATAGTTTTTGGGCAAGTGGCTCATCGCCCTTGCAGTCAATATCTACGGCAATCACCGATGACCCCATTGCGATACCGACATTGGCGCAATCAAAATATTCAAGCCATTCATTTAATTGTTCGGGCGTTGGCGCGGTGAGTCCATATTTTGGCCATCCGACGCTGATAAGCCCTGCAGGGTATTTTTGAGCGTACTCAAGCGGTATCGGATGATACCCTTTAGCAAGCATCTCCTCTGCAACTAGGTGAAATGGCGATACAAGTTGTGATGGCGTTCTTTCTGACATTAGGCTCCCCAAAAGATGATGCGTGGTTTGAATTGGTCAGCGTACACTAATCTCTCACTACCCTGTCAATCAGCGTGCGGCGTGTCAGTTAAAAATAAATGACATGGTATTAATTTATTCTTGATGAGTGTAGTTTTGAAACATCAAAGGGGATCTTAAATCACGACATGAAAATCACGACAGTAAACAATGCACACCAACAACCTTATTTTATTTTCATCTATGGAGCGAGTGGTGCGGGTAAGACATCACTCTTAAAAACATTACCAGTTGGTAAAACTCTGATGCTCGATGCAGAGCAGGGCACGAAGAGTATTGGTAGTTTCAAGTTTGATCTGGTTGAGCTTTGCCGCAACGACGACGGCTCTCTTGCAGAAGAAAAAGATAGGTTCACTAATTTTGATGAGTTTTGTCATCATCTTAAAAGTCCAGAACTGAAGGCTAAATATGACTACATCTTCATAGATTCGTTCACAGAGATATCTCAAAACCTGATGACAACTTTGGAAAATTTGGAAGGTGAAGATTCTGTCATTGGCCTACAAATGTGGGGAAGGTACACAAAAGAATTAAAGAGAGTATTAAAGTTCTTCAGAGACATAGGCCACTACACCATAATCATGACAGCACTCGAGGATCGCATCGACGAAAAAGATGGTACATCATTTTACGCTCCGCTTTTACAGGGAAACAAAGCAAGGCTTTCTATTGAGCCAGCAGTCGATGAGTTATTGCGCTTGGTGATCGTTGACGATGCCCAGACTCGTAAGCTGATCTGCCAGCCTACGACTAAAACTAAGGCTAAGGATAGGTCAGGGAACCTTGATGCGGTTGAAGATCCGCATTTGATGAATTTGATAACTAAAATGTACGGTAAGAAAGATGTTGCGGCAGGTGCCGCACTTAAAAAAGGAGATAACTAATGGGAGTATTTAATTTAAAAGCAGCAAAGGCATCCGCAGGATCTAAGGGATCGGCATTTGAATTCGCTAACGGTAAGTATGACGGCGAGATCAGTGATGTGGAGCTGAAGAAAACACAAGCGGGCCACAACATGCTGGTGCTTTGGCTAGAGCTCGTGCTACCGCGTTTAACGGTTGATAGTGGCGGTGAGGTTAAAAAGCTTCGCCACTCGATTCTGCTTGATCACCCTAAGACTGCAGAGAGCGCGGCGGATGCGGTCTCATCAATCGTGCTTGGAGCTGTGAAGAATCCGCCTGATGAGATTGCAACTGCAGAGAGTTTGGCTGCATACCTTAAGGGCCTTCCGGTGTCTGTGAGTGTTAAGCAGCGTGGTCTTAATGATGCGGGCTACATGCAGTACAACGTGTTCTTTAATGACTGTAAGAACAAGGTTGAAGTGGCCAAGGCCGTTCAGCAGACTGTTGTTTATTAATTAGTTTGTATCACCTGCCGGGTAGGTTTGGTTTCTACTTGGTGGGTGATGCTCTTTGGAATGGGCTTAATGGAGTCGTCAAAGGTAGTTAAGACTTGGTTTTAAACAATTTAAAAAAAGGTCTCCCCCTTTGTGATTTGTCTAATCGTCGTTACAGACGCCAAGGTTTAACTAGAGTCTATTGAGCCCATCCTTAAGAGATATACATCAATGAGTAGCTTACGAGATTATCAAAGACGTGCGGTGGATGTGCTGCGCGAGAAGCTTAAGAAGGGCCATGAGCGGCTCTTGCTTGTGGCATCTACTGGCAGCGGCAAGACTCGTATATTCACCACCCTCATAGCTGAGATACTATCCACGACCTCCCCACATATGCGAGTCTTGCTTGTGGTGACTAAAGAAGCTTTGGTGCCACAGATTGAACGCGAACTAAAAGCGCGAGGCATCAGTAGTGTTGGCGTGTACTGCGCTACACATAAAAGGTACGAGATCGAGCGCCAGATTGTCGTGGGGACTCTCCAAAGTCTTGCACGCACCGCTGTTGGTAAGTTTGATCTTGTGATTTTTGATGAAGCGCACAGGCTGAATGACAAAGAAGATGGGCAGTTCATGCCCATGTGGAACAAGATTAAAGAAGCGTCCCCTACGTGTAGGATCATAGGAGCCACCGCCACGCCGTTCATGGGCGGTAGGTATATATATAATCGTCGTGGTGATACAGGGCGGTTCTTTCCAGAGGTGACGTTCTCCATTGGTATCAAAGAGCTCACTCGTGATGGATACCTAGTACCAGCTCATCTTGCAAGTGGGGCAAAGAGCGAGGTGTTTAGCATCGAGAAGCTCCGCTATGAGCCAGGCCGTGGTGACTACTCTGAGGGTACGCTTAACGCCATGGTGTCTGTATATTGGGATAAGATATTATCTCAGGTTAAGGATGCTCTTCTTAGACTTGATGGCCGCAAGAAAGTGGCGTGGGCTTGTATCAACATAACTCATGCAGAGCGTGTGCGTGATGTACTACTTGGAATGAAAGAGATCGCAACGTGTGTGCATTCCAAGATGGTACGCCGTGATGAGGTGGCAGCGCTTGAGGCATTCACTAAGGGTGATGCTAGGCACATGGTGTTTGTTACGAAGCTTAGTGAAGGATTTGACTTCGCTCCAACAGATGCAGTGGTCTTGATGCGCCCTATGCGATCGCCAACACTTATGATCCAGACCATTGGTCGTGGCCTTCGTACATATCCAGGGAAGGCATCAGCGCTTGTTCTTGACTACGGTCAAACCATCAGACACTGCGGATCACTGGATCGCCCCGTCGTGCAAGAGGATCTCTTGCAGATGGTTGACGGTAAGCTCAAGCGCCAGGACGTTGAAGATGCGGTGAACTACCGCGTGGTGACATGCGATGCTTGCGGGCTGTTTAACTTTCTGTATGAGGGTGACAAGCTGCTATGCAAGAACTGCAATGCCGCAATTGAGCTTGGATTCTCATCAGTCTTGAGTCTTGCCACCACCTCATTTACTGGCGAATCGCTATACTCATCTGAAGAGTGCGCCATTGATAGCCACTGGATAGATAGTCACTGGGTGCCTGTTGAGAACTTTAAGCTAGAAGTGCGCATACCGCATATCAAAGTCGTGTTTGATACACATGATCCACTACTTGGAACAGTGGTGACAGTTGCAAGCAGCATATGGCTGCCAAGCACTAAGGCCAAGTGGGCGATGCGAAATGCCATGCAGGCTAGGATTCGCAGATTATTTCAGCCGCTCATCTTTGCAGCTCACCACCACTGTACGTTTCAAATGGTCAGGGATGTGCTGGATGCTGCTGGCAAGGGGATATCAATTATTAAAAGCCCAAGCTGGGCTTACGTTTATAAGAACGCAGATCGACGGTTTATCATTCGGGCGTTCTCGTTTGAGAAGCCAGAAAACAGTACGGAGATCGACGATATTAGTGTCGGGGTTAAACAGGAGGAGTTATTCAGTGGAGTCATCAATAAGAAAAAGATTAAGGCGTGATGGGGTCGTTCCGATCGTGGAATACAAGGAGATCAAGACTGACCACCGCAAGGAATCGGCCATCGAAAGGGATATACTTAGATATTTAAACGATGGGGGTCGTTGTTATGCCTGGAAGGTACATAGCGTTGGGGTGTTTGATAGCGGCTCTGGTTCTTATCGTAAGAGCAGTCCATTTGCTGTTAATGGGATTTCAGATGTGATCGCAATCCGTGATGGGCAGGTTCTGTTTCTTGAAATCAAAACTCCTCACGGCAAACAATCTCAGGACCAAATCAAATTCCAAAAAGCCATTCGTTCTAAGGGTGGTGTTTACGAAATTCTGACTTCTGTGGATGATGCTGAAGAATTAATTGAAAAATTATTTACTGTAGAGGGCAGCAAATGATTGTAGCACTCTACGTTTTAACTGGTGGGCCATATTTTAATTTAGAGGGATTGGACCCTTGGGATGCACCTCGTGATGCGCGACTTTACAAAGGGCCACACAAAGTGATCGCTCACCCACCATGCGAGAGGTGGGGTAGATACTGGGGCGGAGGACCAATGCTGGCGGGTACTAAGAAACAAAAACTACTAGGCGATGATGCCGGATGTTTTGCTCACGCACTGTGGTCAGTCCGCACCTTTGGCGGCCTACTTGAACATCCAGAAGCCTCACATGCTTTTGCTTATTATGGTTTACCTAGGCCACCGCAAAAAGGTGGCTGGACTGATGCCGACAAGTATGGCGGTAGAAGTTGCTGCCTGGCTCAAGGCGCTTATGGACATCGGGCGCAAAAGCTAACATGGTTGTACGCTAAACTAGATAACTATCCCGAGCTTAAATGGGGGCTAACCCCTGATATGGTACGTCTAGATGTTGGCTACCACTCGAAAGAAGAAAGAGCCAGATTTATCAAGACTGGCATTTGTCAGCGATTATCTAAACGCCAGCGCTCAGAAACACCCATCGAGTTTCGAGACCTACTTATAGAAATGGTGACAAGATGAAAATACTTGATCTATCCGCTGGCAACAGGGCTATATGGTTTAATAAGAACCATCCACTGGCAACGTACCTTGATAAGCGTGAAAGCGTTAAGCCGGATATTGTGTGTGACACTAAAGCAATCCCCGAAGCTGCCGGATCCGGTTTCGACCTGGTAGTATTTGATCCACCTCATATGAACTGCGGCCCTAATTCTAACATGAGTAAAGTGTACGGCTATCACACCACCGCTGAGATACTAGATACGATTAAGGGTACCGGATCCGAAGCGCATCGAGTGACCAATGCTAATGCCTTGATGGCGCTAAAGTGGAATGATCATGACATCAGGCTTCAAAGAGTTCTTGATTTACTCCCGCAGTGGGAACCGTTGTTTGGACATCTCACCAAAGACGGCCCCGGATCCAAGACTTATTGGGTGATGCTTAGGAGGCTCTCCGATGTTTAAAATAAAAGACAAGCAAAAGCTTCAGGCCGAATGGCATGAAAAGCGCAGTAAAGGAATAGGCGGCAGCGACGTGGCTCCTATGCTTGGCATGTCGCCGTATAAAACTGCGTATGCGCTTTGGCTTGAGAAAACAAAGAGGGTTGTGCCGGTAGATATATCAAACCTGCCGCACGTACAAAGGGGGATTATTTATGAGCCTGTGGCAAGGAAGCTATTCGAAGAACAAACTGGCAGAAGTTACAAACCTAAATATTGGGAGCATGAGGGTACCCCTTTCAGGTGTACAGATGACGGTTTCAGTCTTGACCATTCGTCCATATGTGAATTTAAAGTTCAAGGTCGAGCAAAACATGATGAGACAAAAGAAGGTAAAGTCCCTGAGCACTATGTTCTACAGTGCCACTACAATCTGGCCGTTTCTGGAACTAAGCTCTGTTATTTCATTAGCTTTTGGCCGGAGACGGAAGAGCTGGCCGTCGTTGAGATCAGACTAGAGCAAGAGCGCAGAGAGAAACTACTAGCGTTGGTCCTGGATTGGTGGACTGAGCATATCACGAAAGACATCCCACCACCATTAACACCAAAGGATCGCATTCACTTGGTTGATGAATATGCAATGGCGCTATGCCGTGAATACAAAAGAGTAAAGGCACTGGATGATGTAGATGAGAGCCTACGCCTAAGATTGCACGAGCTCACAAGCATCGCGCGTCCCAGCATTGTATGCGAGGGCGTGACGATTACGATGAGTTTTGATGGGCATTATCGTATAACGATAAAGGATTAGAACGTGGATTCGCGATCTTCTTCTGGTTTTTTCATGTCGTTGGCTTTTTTCTCTTCGGCAGACGCTTGGCTGCCAAGAGCGCCCTTCATTGCTTGCCAGATTTTAGTGGCGTACTCTGGGGCTTTAGTTGCACCGCGTGCGGCAGCTTCGGCTGCTTTTTGATCGACACCAGAACCATTTTTCCAACCGCTCATAAAGGAGATTATAAACTATGAAGACCAAGATTGTAAAGAAGCCCATTGAAGCATCTAAACCTACAGAGGTGGTGAGTGATTACTTTGTACCGCCAGGCTACAGTAGTCATGTCACGGCTCACCGCCGAATGGACTATATAAAATTCTCAGACCACAGTTATACAAAATCCAGTGAGATCAAGGCGCTTATTAAGTGGCTTGAGGCTCAGATACCAAGCCTTGCTGAGTAGTGCGTCAATACAGCGTCCCCTCACCCTGATATATTTGTATATGGGGCATGAGGGGGTGAGCGGGGATTGGGCGTTCCAAAGGCTGTTTATAACTCACTTATATCAAAGATGAAGCATAGCGCCCGTAGGCGTAACAAAGAATGGCAGCTCACAAGAGATGATGTCATTGACCTGATGAAAATGGACTGCCTGTTTTGCGGCAAGCCCCCTTCGAATAAATATACTTATGAAGACAGTTACGTGTTGGTTTACTCAGGCATAGACCGTGTGGACAGCGGAGCTGGATATACGTTTGAAAATACTGTGCCGTGCTGCAAAGTTTGCAACATGGTTAAGGGCGAGATGGGGATTGAGGTGTTATGGCTGCATTTATTGAAGATGGTGATAACAATGAGCGAGTTATTTATGAGCTCGCAGACAAAAAAACTCGTTCGTCTTTTCAAAAAGCATTTGGATTAAAGATTCGGATCTCTCGGTACGACTATAAGATCATCTATTGCAAGCGCCTGGTGGAAGGGGGTGAGCATTGTAGTGGCCTTGCGGATATGCGCGAGAAGAAGATCTATCTCTTGGTGGGGCATGGCGATGAGCTAATCACGTTCCTACACGAGATTGCCCATGCGGAGCTATGTGAGTCCGCCCTGACCGCTCGCCCTAGTTGGTGCCAGGAGCTAGAAGAGCAGCTCGTGGAACTTTGGGGCAGATCTATGACTTCTTTTTTGGAGCACCTGTCGGCTTTGGGGCGGAAGTGACACGCGGCTTTTTGATGGCCGCGTACACGTTAAGCATTTGGTTATGCGTCCTTGTTGTCAAGGTCTTGTCTTTTCTTTTTGATGTCGGCAATTGAGCTGATCACTTGTGCTTTGCCCTTAAGTTCAGCAAGTGCTTTAGAATACATCTCAGGTTTTTTAGACTTTGCGTATTCGACTTCTTCGATTTTGCGCGCAAGGCACTCGATCTCGTACTTGTCTTCTTCTTTAGAGTCTTCTTTTTCAACTTCGATTTCAATGGCCATATTATTCTCCTTGGTTAGTTAGTTGTTTTAGTAGTCCGTATGCGCCAGCCCCGGCGGCTGCACCTGCAGGCTTGGCGAGCTTTGGTATTAAGTTAGCGGCCTTACTCAGTAGGTATGGATTGGTTGCGGCTTTCTTAAGCGCGAGTGCTCCAAGCCATTCTGGGTTGTCGGTAATGCCAGCACCCAAAGCTCCGCCACCACCCAGTATATAATCAATTTGAGATATGGATGGCGCATTAGCCATATCACCAAGTAGTGGTGTGGCTTTGATGTTGCTGCGCAGGAGTGGCCCCTGTGCAGCATATTTAGCGGCATCATCTACTGACCCTTGTGAGAGGCGTCCGATGATTTCGTCATCAATATCTTTAACGGATGCTTTCCAAAATTGGTCTTGAATAGATGTAGTTTTTGCGGGATCGCGGGCAGCGTCTGATATCTTTCTGTTGAGCCCGCGTTTTACTTGTTCGAGTTCTTTGAGACTTCTGGGAGTTGTCGATGTTTTAGCAAGGTCTTTTTCCATGCGGCCAATGACACGTGCATCAGCACCATCAATTGCCTCACCTGTAGCTTTAGTTACAAGGTCTGTGGCGCGAGGCATGGCTCTTGGTGCAAGCGCCCCTTGTGATGCTGCAGCAGAGATAGCTTCACGCTCCAAGAGTCCTTTGGCAGTTTGGTTTTCAACAAACTCTTTAGCGGCTTTTGATGTCCCGCCCTTGAACCCTTGAGAGAGAAGACTCTCGCCAAGATTGATGCCTTTTTTAAATAGCTTTTGAGCTGCAGGTTTATATGCGGCATTCATGAGGTTTGATGCAAGTTTAGGTGCCGCCTTTGCTGCAGCGGTTGCCCCCTTGGCAGCAGAGAAAATCACACCAGGATCAACCAGTGTCTCCGCTAGAAAACCTTGCACAGGCGTTGGGTTTTCAGCGCCAAACTGAGTCAGAAACTGTTGACCACTAATGGGATTTGCTTGAATGGCTTTAAGAAGCTGTCCTTCTTCGCCGCCCTCACCAAACGCAGAGGCAAGGCCGGTGCGAGTGACGCCGCCTGTGTAGTCAAGAACCTTACCAGCGCCCTCAAGGGCAAGCTGGCCTAGGCCCTTATCTTGGCTGCCAGCATATATCATGGCCTCTTGTTCGGCGGTGTATTGAGGCTTTGGTGCAAAGTCCATAGGAGCTGGTGCTGCCACAGATTCTTCTGCGACAGTATCCCGCCACGACTTAGCCGCAGGCGTTTCTTTAATGGAGTCTTTCCATCCCATTAGTTAAATCCTTCAGCCGCAGCTTCCGACGCCTCTGCAGCGCTTGACACAGTTGCAGTTTGATTACCCTTGCGAACGGTCTTGGGATAACCACTGTCACCCGCTGGCTCTGCTGGTGCAGCAGCTCGACCATAGGCCTTGTCAATAACACCTTGGTTTGCGCCCATGCTATCTCGAATAGCTTTAGATGTGATGAGTGCATCTTGCTTAAAGCCTTCAATATCGCGCCCGACCTGACCGGGGTTTCCAGTGGTGAATCCACCAAAGGCCACCTCAAGTTTACCAGCAAGGCGACGGGCCTCTTCGGCACCAACGGCGTCTTTTCCTTGAGTAGAGTTAAGGACCTTGATGAGCTGCCGCCCTTGTTGGAGCTTCTGAGGCTCAGTTAATGTGTCCCAGCTTGCAAACACAGAATCAATTGAGTTGGCAATAGACTCTTTAGCGGCGTTGTCTTTTGAGAGCGCCGTGATTGTTTGTTTTCTATCCTCTGGAAGGTTATCGAACATGCGCTGGGGCGCCATGGCTGCACGCATCTCATCGGCACGCGCTTGACTTGCTTTATAAGATGCGATTTTGCCAAGCGCCGAATCACTACCACCACCTTTAGCAAGAGCTAGCTCTAAATCTGAAACGTCATTTTGACGTGCAAGTTGTGCTTTTTGATCTGCAGCAAAAGCAGGCGAAATATTTGTACCAAAGGAGCTATCAATGAGCTGCGCCATTGGGGATAGGTCAATACCAGATTGAATATCCGCCTTACGTTTGACAAGCTGCTCTTCAAGCGCGGCTTGCTGTGCGGCTTTTGCCTCATCCTCTTGCTGCAAGAGTTGTGCGAAAATAGCATCAGGTGATTGAGTAAGAAGCGCGCCGTAGTCTTTTTGCAAAGGGATGGATTGTTCCATCGGAGCTTGCTTTGGTTTATTGCCTAGTAGTCCTGCCATGATGATCTCCTTAGCGGCTAGCGTACAGTGACTGCGATGCGTATGGGTTAAAGGACTGCATAGGAGCTACTGCATATTTATTCGCATCAAACAGCGTAGGTGCATTACCAGTGTTGAGGCCACCGATATCAGTTTTGATTTTGAGGGCATCACTGACATCTTGATTGCCTTGACTAAATAAGTTCGCACCCTTTAGTTTTTGCCCCTGTTGAAAACCAGAGACCGCGCCAGAGAGGGCGCCGCCAAGTAGGCCTGGGCCAGCATCCATCTCAGCAAGCTTCTTAGACTGACCTTGAACAAATGGAGAGAACCGCGTGTCTTGTGCGCCTAACAGCGAATTGATCTTCTCACGGCGTGCAGCTTCTTTAGCCTTACCTGCAGCGCCAATACCACCAATGAGCGATCCAACGCCAGATGACAAAAGGCCGATTGTAATAGGGTCCATAGTCTAGTTCCTCTCCAATTTATAATAACAGACAATAAAGCGGTTATCTTTGATCTCATGGATCTTGCAGCCGTACTTTAATAGAGCCGCAAGGCTCGTATCTGGTGCCTTGTCTTTGGTGTCAACTTCGCAAAAAAGCCATTCAACGCCATTAGGTAGTTTTCTTACAAGGTCATCGGTCCATGCCTTTAATAGGCCATTGCCTCGGTGGGATTTTCCCACAAAGACCTCATGGATAAATACAGCAATATCATTAATCTGTGACCAAACATAAAAGCCCTCAGGCATAACCTCAAGGGCTTGTCCCTTCTTCTCAGAGAGGTAATCAAGATACGCTTGCATATCTGATCTCGGTTTGGTTTTTTAATTTAAGTGAGTCTTCATCACTAAGTGATGCCCCCTCATTGGTTTCATGCATATCAGAGACCATGACCTTGTTTAGACCACACTCAATACAGTGACTTGAAGTAGCGATGCTGTAGGTGAAGCGAGAGACCGAATCTGCCTTAGTGGCGCAGACAGTATCCTTAGCCCGCTTCCACTCGCCGTCCTCTAGCACTGCATGGTTTGCGGTAAGAAGAATGTTTTTAAATTTCATCCACTGCGAGAGCGCAGCAATAGCTTGAGTTTTTGCATACACAACACCGCAGCTAGTCTCATCACCAACTTCAATGAGCTTGATTGGCTTAAAGCAGCCGTTGGCCATGGCCACAAGGGTATTGGGGTGAAAACACGATGGTTTGTTTTGGGCGGCAACCTGACGCTCTTGCTCAGATTTGAGCTGAGACATGCGGAACTGGTTGTTCTGATTATACACATCAGTGTTGTAGACGTTCTGTGAGCCAGTCTCTTTCATGAGAGCATCAGTCACACCAGTTTGCTGCTGGGCACGAGTGCCCTCTTCTGCAATGCCAATATCAGCAAGGTTCTTCATGCCTTGAGCACGTAGGCCCTGACGGCCCTTCATTGCAGCGCCAATACCGTCTGCAGCAATACGCTCACGAGATCCACTAGACAGACCACCCGATTGCGCAAGCTGCGAGTAGGCGTTCTGCTGAGCACCAAGCGATGATGCCGATAGATCGTCAATGGCAAAGCCTTGATCAATCCCTGCTTTTGTGCGCTGAGCTGCGTAGTAAGGGTTCTCACCACCACCAAAGGCCATCTCACGCATCTTCTGAAACTCATCTGATGCTGTGGTGGAAATGCGATCTGGGCGCTCGGCAATGGTGGCTTCGATCAAGGCCCGTTCTTTATTAAGCCCAGATTCTTTTGATATCTTTTTATTAAGAGATGCGATTTGAGCTGCGTATGGATTCTGTTGAACCGCATTACCAATTCCACCAATGTTCATACCATCACCAGCTACCGCTTGAGGCTTAAACCCCTTGGACTTTTTTTGAAGGTCCTTAAGTTGCTTCTGGTAGGCATTAATATCTGTTGATTCTAATTTTGGCATCTTAGTAAGCTCCTGCTCCTGAGTAGAAGTTGTCCATATCGTCGTATGCGGTTATGTCTTTTTCAATTTCGTCTTCTTGATCCGGCACCTTGTCGGTGAGCGTTTCAATCATTTGCTTTCTGAGCTCATCAAGCTTGATTTTTTCATCAGCAATACGTGGGTTGCCAAGCTCTTTCTTCAAACACTCCACGATTACATGTTGCGTGATAAAGTTCCAAAACTCAGGATAATCGATGTAATCAGTTAACGCAGACGGCACAAAAGCTCTCCTTATATAATAACAAAGCATGCGCGGCTCCGTTGCTGTAATGGCAATAGCAGTACCTGTAGCAGTAGCCGCTTGGCTCATGCGAAGGGTACTTGCACCAGTATCAACCGACTCAATCCACGTGCCATCTGGTATTCCAGTTCCAGTTATAAAGTAGCGGGCCGCAAGGCCAGTGGTGGAGCTAAGTACTGTGAGTGTTTTAGAATCAAGAGTGGTGGTTGCGGTAATGCCTGACACTACCGCCGTTACGTCTTGTGACGCGGGCGACATCTCGATAGTGGGGCCTACAAGCACTGAGTTATTAAAAAGCTGGTATGAATAGTACGAACCAGTTGAGTACTGCTGCACGAGCTTTTGCTCAGCATAACGATTCTTGCGTGTATTGCGACGCACGTCGTAAAACTTCGTATTGTCATTAAATACAAGACGAAGGATTTTTTGAGCATAAATATTTTCAGGCAGGGGATACGTCGAAACACCAGCCTCAAGAGCTATGGGCGCCACTGTCTCGAAATACATGTCCTCAATATCGAGCTTATGTATCTCAGCCTCACAGTATTTAATCGCTTCTTCAAAGTACTGGGTGAGCTCTTCATTGTTGATGAAAATCTCATCCTGCAGATCAAGCTTGTTTTCAACAAAGCTTAGTGCATCGCCATAGGTCTTAAACATCTTGATATGCCCCCGCAAATAATCTTATCACGCACGCCCCGGTGGTGCTAATCACCAGGTAATCTGGTGTGAAAAGTTCATAGTGATAAGTACTAGTATAAGGCCCAGCGCCATCTGTATCAAGGATGGC